TCTTCAGTAACTTGTAAACCATCATCAGGTGTGTCGCCATCAGTCATACCTGCTTCTTCGCCAATGATATGCGGTTCATAACGAACCCATGCTGTACCACGACCACCGAGTAATCGGTCGAGTACAGAATTATTCATTGCGGATTTGTAATCACCGTAGTGTTCTAATTCAAACTCCAATGCCCTTTCAAGCATCATTGATGCTACACGGCCTATAGGGTCATTGTCCCTAAATCTACGGCTAACATCAGGTCTAGGAAGTCTTGCAAAGATAGCTGGTTGAATAGTCTGAACATTACTCCAGAGGATGTTAAATCGTGCATTAGGGTTTCTGTCGTAGCGGCTATCGTCTTTATATTTCTTTACAATGCGGTCAACTCTGGCTTCCCAACGCTTATAGCTGCGTTCATAGGCCATGATTGTCTTGTACCAATCTTCATATGTGTGATTGACTGTAGCTTTATCGTTTGCCATAGAGTTGCCCTAATCTTGAATAATTTGGCGAAATGTTGGGTTATTTTAACTCTTTTTTAAATTCTGTTATTTGTTTTTACTTTAGTTTCTTTCCAGAGTTCATTAAGCGAAACATCAGTTTTACCTACAAACACGCCTCTAATGGCATCATCTGGCATCACCATTTTCGCCTCATCTTTCCAAGTAAGTGCTAAATATCTAAAAGCATCAGCCCCGTGTGAAGTCCAATCATGGCGAGGCTTATCTCTAAATACTTTTTTATCCTCATCGTATTCTCGTTGATATTGGCGCAGACATTCAATTCCATCCGTGCATTTATGGTCAAACCATGTCCTAGTGAGTGCCAATCGACTAGCTTGGATTCCGTCTTGCAGCTTTAAATTGGGGGTTATCTTGATGCTTTTAAGGGGTATTTTATCGCCTAACTGTTCAATCACGCTACGATTACTAGAAAGGGTCTTAGCCCTAGCGTCATGAGGCAGCCAATGTGTACCATACACATAACCCCTTTCTTTCTCTCTGTTTTGTATGATTCCAGCGTAGAAAGCTACTGGTTGTCCATTACTAGAATGATAGTCCAGACACCTTATCTCACCATGTACGACTTGAAAGAACCATATTGCTGTATCGTCTGAGTATCCCAAATCCCAAGCGGTATGAACTGGGAATAGAGGGTCATACTCGACATCGGTGATTCTGCCTTGGTCGGTAAGCTGCCGCATCTCTTTTCCAAAGTACGCCCCAAGAATTGCACTTTCAAAATCGCACTCGAACTCCTGAAGATATTGGTCTTGCGTCATTGCTTTGGCAGCATCTTCCAATTCCTCTTTGTCGAGGATTCCCGTCTGGCTTGCCCTTAATACTTTTACTTTCCAGCTTGGGTCTTTGGTCGCATTGTTGTAAACCTCCCAGAAAGCATTATGGCCTTTAGGAGTACCGATAAAGGTAGCCCAGCCCTTCCTATCAGATAACAGGGGTCTAACGACTGCGCCCCAGATAGACGGCTTCATGTCGGCAAATTCATCCATCACCACTCCGTCAAGGTAGTTCCCTCGAAGGGCGTCACAGTTTTCTGCGCCTAGCAGCCTTATTCTTGCCCCTGTGACCAACTCTATCCATAGTTCTGATTGATTGGCTTTGGCTAATACTGGCTGGCTATATCTTAATAAATAGTCCCAAGCAATAGACTTAGCCTGTGAATAATAAGGCGCAATATAAGCGTATCTACCATCCTCTTTACCTTCTATTAAAGCCTTATAGATAAGGTCATTAATGCAAAGGACTGTCTTTCCTGCCCTTCGATGGGCTACTATCACCGCCCATCTTTCAGTTCTATCATGAAAGTCCTCAAAGACCTGACGGGGGCAATAGTCCATCTCTACCTCTAGAACTACCTCACTCATTCGGGGCGCTTCCAACTAATTACCATACGCTGGGGCGCGGCTTCATCTCCTACGCTTTCAACTCTAGCCAATTTAGGTAAGTGATACTCCATTACAGCCTGCAACATGAGAAAGGCCTTTTCAGGGTTAGGGGGGACAATCCACACAATATCCCCATTTTTATCATATCTAATGCAGCCCTCTTTGTCTGTCTTTGGTATCCCTGCGGCTACTTCCTCTAACCAATGCTGCATACGGGGTGAGTTCTTATCAACGAATTTGGCTATGGCTTCCTTAGCAATGGCTGTATGTTTATTGACTGCACCAACTGGGCGGCCTTTACCAGCATTGGGAGGCATACGCTTGGCTGAAACCTTTGAACCATCCTCGTTGATGGTCATATTGTCATAGCTTTTTGCTATAGATTTGGAGTTTGTCATAGCTTTCAGTAATTAAGTGTTTAATTAAACGCTAAGTAATTGATTCATTTAGACGCAATATATCATAAATCCATAGTAACGATGTAAAAACAACATAAATCAGATAGATTCGTAATATAAGCAAATATTTCTTTATTTACTTGTAGCAATGCGCTACAGTCATGTTTAGTAGTACCGTTAAACAGTCAACTAAAGGGGAAACTTAAATGACTAAAACAATCAAAGAAGAAGCTGCACAAGAGTTGGGTAACATCCTCAAAGATATACCTACAGACACCATATACACGGTAATACGCCATGTATCAGCCTCAGGTATGCAACGAGAGATTAGCTTAAAGATGATAGACGCTGGAAGAATCATCCATTTAGACTATCTTGTATCTACAGCACTAGGTACACGCATTGGCAAGCATGGAGGATTAGTAATTAAAGGGTGTGGTATGGATATGGGATTCGCCTTAGTTGACCAAGTTAATAGCTGGTTCTCTCCATCTAAGAAGTTTAGACAGGAGTGGATTTAATTATGAAGAACTATCAAGCGGTGTTGCTTTCTATCTTTCTTTTGGCGGTTGGGTACTTAGGTTTCTACCTTACTGCCGTAAATATCATTTAAACGCATTTTAAAGGGGATTTGAGATGAATAACGGATTCGGTAATAGCAGCGTAGCCACTAAATACATATATCAGCGTATACACGATATTTTAGATGTTAAACAAGTGATTGATGTTTCATTTGAACTATCTAGGCTGTTAGATGAGTTGGCACACAATTACAAAGTAGATACAGGCCGTTTGATTGGGGAGGATTTATGAAAGAACCATTCTTATCAACTAAATATCACGCTTATTTATATTTATGCGCTAAACAAGGCATTAAAACATTGTCCTACGGGGCATGGATTCATACTCAATCAAGGGGAAAATTATGTACGCAATAAGGCTAAACAATGAACCTATATGGTTTACAGATGGTAAAGAGGAGTTATTCCACACAGAAAGCCATGCAATACAGGCTATTGAAGTAGAAATGATGGTTTGTGAGGAGGCGTTCAAGGCTGGCTATATGGAAGATGCTGGCAGCTTTGAAGATTATCGAATTATTAACTTAGGGGAATGAAATGACCACAGAAAACACAGTAGAAAACAATTTACCAGAAAAGAAAATAAAGCCAAGCGAAAAGATAGCTAGATTAGAAATGAATAACGCCATCCTAGAATCAGCCTTATATCAAGCCTATGGTGATTATGATGAGATGTTTGCAGTCCTTCGGTACATCATTGAGGATGTAGAGAAAGAGGATTTCAGCAAGTACCAAGTGAGAGGCGCTTTGAAGTCTTTACGCACTCTTATGATTGCTAACCAATCGATAATGATGGATTGTGCAGGGCTTGAATACTAACGATTAACTAACTAGGGGGGGCTTGTCCCCCTTTTTTTTGCGGGGAATTTTTCTATGGTCTATGACCTGAAAGGGTGGCGCACATCCTTAAGACTTACACAAGAGGGCGCAGCGAGTTTGCTAGGAGTCCATAGGGTTACATATACCAGATGGGAAACAGGGGCGCAGACACCGCCTAAACTGATTGGCATGGCCTGTTTATCTTTACGAGATATTTTAAAAAGCAGGGTTATACCCGAGGAAACCTGAAGAAAATATGCAAAAACAAGGGTTATACCTTGAAGAATCTGAAGAAATTATCCTACGATGTCAGGGTCATGGTACTTGTTCATAGCTTTAGACAATGCTTCTTTACGCTTCATTCTTTCATTAGCTTTCTTA